ATACTTTTCAAATCTGTGAACTGTATCACGAGCTTCTTTAGCACTTCCGCTATACAACCGTGTTTTCATAGTTCCATCATCATGCTTTGTGTGAACTACGTATTCCTTATCACCTAATATTGGACCTCCTCCTGCGTGTAAAAATCTTTTTTCAACAGGTTTTCTTCCTTCATCCAAAATTTCTTCCACTAATCCCATAATGTCATTAAAACATTCTTCTGAAACATTCAAATTTTCTAAACTTTCAAATATGTTCATATTCTAAATCCTTATATAAATATTGCTGAATTTAGAATTTAATCTAATTTTTAGTAAGTGTCAAAATAAGACAAATGTTGATTTTTACTTTTAAAGGTTAGATGTAGAAACAAGGTTCATCATGCTCTAAAAAGAATTTATCACCTGCTTTAATAAAAGTACCTCTTTTAGCATCCTTTCCTCTATGTTCAACGTATTCCCCAGTACTTTTAGAAATATAATAAAGCTGACATATAGTGTTCATGCCCAAGTTTTTTACAAGTTCTATGGAAACATAATTACTTCTCTTTGTTATGTTATAAGCTATTTGTTTAGCTGACGCAGTATTACTTCTCTTTGTTATGTTATAAGCTATTACTAAAGGAGTGCTTTTATCAAGTTTAGCTGACGCAGTATAATTATCTATTATTTCAAAGTGTCTCATACTAAAATTCCTTCCTTTATTTTAGTTAATTTAGGAAGGAATTTCAAGGTTATATTGTTTTTAAAGTTTTATTTAACATTATCTAAACTTTCATAAATATTAATCATCTTCATAAAACCTTTAAATAGATATTGCTGAATTTAAACTTTAATAGTTTTTATCTCCCTTAACAAAAACTAACTGTCCACAGTCATAGATTTCTACATAACCGTGTTCTAGCATAAGTTCTTCATTAGATGTACCTTTACCAAAATTAGTATCATGTAACTGATCGTAACCTCTCTGCCTTAACAAATTATCTGTTATATGTCTTTTAGTTTTAGGGTTGTACCAATGTTTTGCAGGAGCTGTTTGTTCTTTTAATCGAAATCCTAGCTTTTCATAAACTTCACCATTAAATTTACTTAAATCACAATAGGATATAATAGATTTTGGTTTTACTTCTTTCTCAAAGTATTTCAAAAGCTTACTAGCACCGCCTACAACAGTATACCTTGGGTCAGAACATAACCTTAGAAGCTCATATTCATAGTTCTTGTTATACCTTGGCTTACCAAAAGTCATGACTTCTATTAGTTCATCATTATAATAAAGTCCATAGCCGTACTCAAATCCTTTCGTACTTCCTTGTAAGTGATATTTTCCTAGGAATTCATGAGCTTCTTTCTTATTCTTTATTTCTTTAACAGTACATTTACGAGCTTGTATCTTTTCTTTAGGTTTTAATAAATATACAATCTTATTCCAGTCATCCCAGTCAAAGATATGTAAACAGCTATAGCCATGACTCTTAGCAAAATTCGTTTTATCTATATGGTAATTAACAGGGATTGGTTTCTTTTGCTTTCCTCCAAAATAAGCACCTTTAGTTACATTATGTGTATAATAGGGATCTATCTCTACTAATGTACTAGAAGCCTTTAAATCATATCCATAGTTTTCTATAATAAACTCTAGTTCATTTTCTATGTTATTTTCTTTTAAGAGTTCGTGAAGTTCTTTATTTAATTTCGATATTCTATGTCCATTAGCTTCACTACACCTTTCGTGCTGACAAAAATACTCTACTCCATACCTTTCTAAATTAGCCTCCTTTATCCTTTCTAATATCTCAGGGGATTGTGAAGCATGTTTTACTCCATATTTCTTTAAATTTGTCTGCTGAGCTTTTTCCCTAAATTCTTCACTTTTAAATACGTTATCTACTCCATATTTTTCAAGATTTGTTTGTTTAGCTTTTTCTTGAAATTCAGGAGTTTCTACAGTATACTCATAACCATATCTTTCAAGATTTGTCTTTTTCATTCTATTTCGTATTTCTATAGATTGCGAAGGGTATTCTACACCATACCTCTTTAAATTTGTTTGTTTCATCTTCTTATGATTTTCTTCCTTGAATTCGGGAATTTGAGATACGCTTTCTACACCATATCTCTCTAAAAAAGTTTGTTTCTTCTTCTCTTTAATCTCAGGAGATTGTGAAGCATTTTCTACTCCATACCTTTCCATCATGGTTTTCTTCATCTTATTCATAAACTCTTTTGCTTGAGCAGGATGTTCTACACCATATCTTTCCAGCATGGTTTTTTTCATTTTTTCTTGTACTTCTTTAGCTTGAGCAGAATGTTCTACTCCGTATTTCTTCAAATTTGTTTGTTTAGTCTTTTCTCGAATTTCTTTGCTCTTATGAGGATTATCTACTCCATACTTCTTTAAATTTGTTTGTTTAGTCTTTTTTATAACATCAGCATTTTGAGTTGCATATTCTGTTCCATATCTTTCTATTATAGTCTGTTTAGCCTTTTCTCTTACTTCTTTTTTAGCAAAAGGACTTTCGACTAAGAGTGAACGTAATTCTAAGCTACACTTTTTACAACAACCTATAGAAGCTTTCTCTTTATTACGAAATTTTCTAGCTTGCTTTAAGCTTAATTTAAAAGGACTTCCACAAATAGGGCAAGTAGCTTCCTTTGTTTCTGCTGAAAAATTAAAATATTTATATAACTCGTCAGTACTAAAGTTATGCTCTTTAATTAGGTGTTTAGTTAATTCCTTAAAACTTTCAAATTCTTTATTACATATATTACAATTCATGTTAATATCTCCTTTTAATTTATAATTTAATATTAACATTTATAAATTGTCCTGTCAAGGTAGTATCAACAGATTACCTATCTTCCGTACCGAAATCCTAAGTCACTTCTTCTAAAAGGAGTTCTTTGATTTATCTGACGAGCTAAGCCTCTCATATCTCTTGTAGAAGCCATCTTTCCATTTCCTGCTGTCATAAGATTTCCAGTTTGAGAGATAATTTCCGAGATGGTTTCATTGTTCTTTTTATAGAATCTATCCTGAGAACAGCTCCATAGAGCTCCTGCTAAAGCATCAGACATATCGTCTGTATAACCTTTTCCTTTTTCTATTTTCTTTTGAGATTCTCTCAAACCTCTAAGTTCTCTCATAAGTGTTGGATTTTTAAAACCTTCTAAGGATTCCGTAATTATTATATTTTTCAAATTCAAATAAGGTTCCTTAGATTTTTCCATGGATAAGTATTCTGTTTTTACTCCATTACCTTTTTTTGCTATAATTTGTCTTGCTATTTCCCCTTGGTGATTATCTGTTGTTACCATCTTCAAAGGATAACCTTTCTCCCTCAAAGAATACACAAACTCTAATATCTTCAAAATATCTACAGATTCATGGTTTTTCGATTCAATACCAAGCACAAAATCTATAAAGTACTTTCTTCTATATATCTCATGCCCATCATCAGAAGTATACTTAACCCTATCTGAATATACAGAAGCCAATCCAAACCTATCACATTTATAAGCCATATCTAAATGTATATATCTAAAACAATCAGGTCTATCTGGATGAGAAAAATAATTCTTATTTCCCTCATACATAAAATCATCCAAAGTCTTAAAGCTTTCAACAGAAATCTTAGGAGTATCTGTTGTAAATATATTATTTTCTTTATAAAATACTCTTTCAAAAGAAGCTACTGTATTAAACAAAGCCATTTCAGGCATTGTTCTTCTACCTGCTATATTTTGAATAGCAAGGTAAGGGTTTGACCTGAATTGAGCATAGTAATCAGCTTTAGCAGGAATCTTAATAACTCTATCCAATTCATTAGGTTTAAGCTCTAAAGTTTCATCTACTATACAAGGGTCTTTTGTATCGGAACCTAAGAAGAACTCAAATGTTTCATCCATGTCTTCTTCACGAGCTTCCCAACGAGCTATGTTATCCCTTATTAGAACTCCTTCAATTCCATTCTTCTTTGTATCTTCTATAATTTCAGAAAGTACGTCTCCTTCATCTGTAGGAGATGAAGTAAACATAAGCATACCTGTTCTTTTAGGAGCTTTAGAAAATGAAGATTCACGTCTATCTCGCATTTCCTGA